CCTTAAAGATTGGGGCGACCAGAAATGGCGTACCAAGTCGGGGAAGCCTTCGTCAAAAACTGGCGAGCGTTATTTTCCAGAGGCGGCAATCAAGTCTTTAAGTTCCTCTGAGTATGCGGCAACGACAAAAGCAAAGCGAGCAGGTAAAGCCAAGGGCAAACAGTTTGTAGCCCAGCCAAAAAGCATAGCAAAGAAAACAGCAGGTTTTAGATAATGGCTAATACTAGCGGAACGTCAACATTCAACCTCGATTTCAATGAAATTGCGGAAGAGGCGTATGAGCGTTGTGGAATTGAAATGCGTACTGGCTATCAGTTACGCACCGCTAGGCGTAGTCTTAACCTGATTACGATGGATTGGGCTAGTCGAGGCATCAATTTGTGGACTGTAGAAGAGGGCGAGATACCGCTTGTAGTGGGTCAGGTAGCCTACCCCCTTCCCGTGGACACAATCGACCTCCTAGACCACGTTATACGCCAGAATCAGGGTACTACAAACCAGATTGACATCAGCATTACCCGTATTTCTGGTTCAACGTACCTACAAATCCCAAATAAGTTGGCAAATGGTCGTCCAATCCAGTTGTATGTGAATCGTCAGTCTGGAATGACCAACTTAACCACCGCTACTGTGGTTGGGAACGGTTCAAACGGCACAACAAATGGTATCAGCGCAACGGATACCAACATCCAAGTCAACTCGACTGTTGATTTAGCCGCTTCTGGCTACATTCAGGTTGGCGCAGAGACCATTTACTACACCAGCATTGCTGACAATCAGTTGCAGTTGTGTGCTCGTGGTCAAAATAATACGACTGCCGCTATACACGCCTCTGGAGCAACGATTTACCAGCAGAATTTGCCGACTGTAAGCGTTTGGCCCACCCCAAATGACGGTGGAAACTACACATTGGTGTACTGGCGCATGCGTAGGGTGCAAGATACTGGGTCTGGAACTCAGGTTGAGGACATTCCTTTCCGCTTTTTGCCTTGCATGATTGCTGCTTTGGCGTATCAATTGTCAGTAAAGAACCCAGAAGCGCAAAATAGGGTTCAAATGCTTAAACAAATGTATGACGAGGCATGGTTAACAGCCTCGCAGGAAGACAGAGAGAAAGCCTCGTTGCGGCTTGTACCTCGTCAGATGTTCTGGAATTAAAACATGGCGAATGCTTACGCATCAGGTAAACATTCAATTGCGGAGTGTGATAGGTGCGGTCAGCGCTACATGCTCAAGGAGTTGAAGAAGGAAATCATCAAGACTCGCCTTTATAACTTGAAGGTTTGTCCTGAGTGTTGGGACCCCGACCAGCCACAGTTATCTCTGGGTATGTATCCAGTGTATGACCCACAGGCGGTTTTGGAACCAAGACCAGACGTGAGTTACCAGATGTCTGGTAATAGCGGATTGCAGGTTTCTAACAGCAACACAACGGCACAAAATGCCAATGGCTATCCAGAGGGTGGTAGCCGAGTATTTGAATGGGGATGGAATCCTGTGGGTGGCTCTCAAGGCTTTGACGCTAGTCTTACTCCCAACAGTTTGGTATTATCTTTTCAGATAGGTACGGTAACAATTTCAACCAGTTAGGAGTAGAAAATGGGATACAAAAAAGCAGCAGATGGCGTAGCCAGTAGGGGTAAAACCGATGCACAGGTCTTTCCAACAGATGGAAAGAAGATTATTGACAAAGGACCAAAAACTATGAAGAGTAGTTTAAACAGCAACTACAAGTCTATGGGTCGCAACTTGGCACGTGCTGCCAATCAAAGGGGTCGATAATGGGTTTCTCTAAAAAAATGATGGGCAAAGAAGTTGGCGGAGCAGAAGTCTACGCCAAGCCCCACACTATGGATGGCAAAGCCATGTCTGCAACAGTTCCAACTGAGACTGGCGCTGAGTTTATGAACAAAATGAACCCATCTGTCGCTGGTATTAGTAAGGGTAACTACCCAGAGACAAAGACATCTGGTATCAAAATGCGTGGAACAGGCGCAGCCACCAAGGGCACGATGAGTCGTGGTCCGATGGCATAAGGTTTAAACGATGAATTACGCACAACTGGTAACGGCTATACAGGATTACACGGAAAACACCTTTCCGACAATCGATGTAAACCGTTTCATTGAGCAAGCAGAACAGAAGATTTACAACTCTGTTCAGTTGCCCTCTTTGCGTAAGAATTCCGTGGGAAACTGTACGGTAAACAATCGTTACCTATCCGCTCCTGACGATTATTTGTCTACCTTTTCCTTGGCTGTCATTGAAAACTATGGCTTGGGCAATGAAAACTATACGTATCTTCTAAATAAAGACGTTAATTTCATACGCCAAGCCTATCCAAATCCCAAGGATACTGGGTTGCCCATGTATTACGGTCTTTTTGGACCTCAAACTGGCAATCCTACAGAACTATCTTTTATCCTTGCACCCACTCCAGACGTGGCGTACAAGATGGAATTGCATTATTTTTACTATCCTGAGTCAATTGTTACTGCGGGAACAACATGGCTAGGCGATAACTTTGATACTGCTTTGCTCAATATGTGTCTGATGGAAGCCATCACATACATGAAAGGCGAACAAGACATTGTTGCCCTGTACAAAAATCGTGCGGATGAGTCTATGTCCCTCCTTAAACAACTTGGCGATGCCAAGGAGAAGGGTGATGCTTATCGTGACGGCTTACCTAAATATCCTGTCACATGATTGTTCAAACCATTACCACCTCATTTATAGTGGACATGTTCAAGGGCGTACAAGACTTGAGCACGGACACCGTAAAGATGGCGCTGTACACAGCAGATGCTAATTTGAATGCCAACACCACGGCTTATGTGACCACTAGCGAGGTGACCTCTGCTAACTACACCGCTGGCGGTGCAGTCTGTACAAACGTCACTGTCAATCAAAGTGGCGGCACGGTGTATGTAAATTTTGACAATGTTAGTTGGTCAAATGTTTCCTTTACTTGTAGAGGAGCATTAATTTACAATGCAACACAAGGCAATAAATCTATAGCGATACTGAATTTTGGCTCAGACAAAACCGCTGGTCCAAACTTTGTAGTTACATTACCAGCAAACACAGTTACCAGTGCTTTAATAAGGAGTACAAGTTGATAGTAACCACCACTAAAGGCGACATGGATGACTCTCTGCTAGAAAAGCGTGAGGGGACATTTGAGGATGACAACGAATTAACCACTTGGGTTGAATACTGGTTAGACGGTGAACTTGTTCATCGCTCTGCCCATGTAACACTTAAACGCTCGCTGCCTATTGGCGGTGAAGTAGGCACTTTCTAAAAGGAAACATCATGGCAAATACAGCATCACTCTGCACTTCTTTTTTGGGCGAAGCGCTAACCGCAACCCACAACTTTGGCGTAGCACCTATCCGTGCAGCAACTACAGCAGACACCTTCAAGGCGGCTTTGTATTTGACTAGCGCCACGATTGACGCTTCTACTACCGCTTATTCAGCTACAGGCGAAGTGACTGGAACTAACTACACGGCGGGTGGCGTGACAATCACAAACGCTACTGCCCCTGCCTCGACTAACAGTTCTTCAACTGCTGGCGTGGCTTACTGGACACCCTCTGCAAGTATTAGTTATACCAACGTGACTTTGAGCACTTCGTTCAATGCGATGCTTATGTATAACTCAAGCCAGTCAAACAAGGCTGTTGGCGTATACACCTTTGGTAACCAAACGATTACTGCTGGTACTTTTGCGTTAACGATGCCTTCAAACACAACGACTACCGCTTTACTGCGTATCTCTACAACATAAGCGGAGGCGGCTTAAGGCCGTTTAGACCATGTTTGGTATCTCCGCTTTTGCTGAAACGCCATTTGCCTCGCTTTCTGGGGTAACGGTTGCGGTCGCCTTAACAGGTAACGCAGCATCAGGCGCAGTAGGTACAGTTGGAGTAAGTAATAGCCCTGCCCTGACGGGTGATTTGGCTTCTGGTTTTGTAGGGACAGTAACTCCGAGTAGTACACAGGCAGTCTCTGGGGACGCCGCATCGGGCTTTGTTGGGGTAGTAACACCGACGATTTCTGTAGCTCTGACCGGACTAGTCAGTTCTGGGTTTGTTGGTACTGTAACTACTAGCGAGACTGTTGCCCTGTCTGGGGACTCGGCTTCTGGTTTTGTCGGAACGACTACCCCTAGCCTGTCTGTTGCGCTAACGGGTAATGCGGCATCAGGTTTTGTCGGAACAGTAACGCCAACGGCGTCTCAGGCGCTAAGTGGTAGGACGGCTTCGGGTTTTGTTGGAACAGTTGGGGTAAGTAGCAATCCGTCCCTGTCAGGGGATGTGGCGTCGGGTTTCGTAGGAACTGTTACGCCGACTATGTCGGTGGCTTTGACAGGACGTAGTGCGTCTGGTTTTGTAGGTACGGTTGTTCCTAGTGATTCACCAGTAGAAACTGGAGATGTAGCGTCGGGATTTGTCGGTACTGTAGTACCCACCATGTCTGTTGCATTGACAGGTGTAGAGGCGTCGGGTGCTGTTGGGTCAGTTGGGCAAAGCGTTTCTGTTGCGTTGACTGGTGATGTTGCGTCTGGTTCTGTTGGTACTGTGTTGCCCGGCAAGGCTGCGGCGGTAACAGGTTTGGGGGCTACTGCGGTAGGGGGCTCAGTTGGGTTTACTATATCGGTGGCGTTGACAGGTAATACGGCTTCTGGGTTTGTTGGTACGCTAGGTAAGTTCTACTGGACAACAATCGTCGACAGTCAGACGGCAAACTGGCAAAATATAGTTGATTCCCAGACTGCAAACTGGGCGGTTATAAATAACCCCGAAACAGCAAACTGGCAAGTGATTGACACGGTATCGTAAGGAATAAATATGGCGCTTGTTCTTGCAGACAGAGTAAAGGAAACCACCACAACGACTGGTACGGGGACAGTGACTCTGCTTGGTGCTTCTACTGGATTCCAATCCTTTGCCGCTATAGGTAACGCAAACACCACCTACTACACCATAGCGGGGCAAACAGGCTCTGAATGGGAGGTGGGAATAGGAACGTATACCTTATCAGGAACAACCCTTGCTCGCACAACAGTCCTATCGTCCAGCAACTCAGGTTCTCTAGTTAACTTTTCGGCTGGAACAAAAGACGTATTTGTCACCTATCCATCTGGTAAGTCGGTAAATCAAGATGCTAGTGGAAATGTCACCAACGCAGGGAGCATCACTGGAACCAACATGATTGCCAGCAACGGTCTTTATGTCAACAGTCAGACAGTAAGTGCAAGTTACACCATAGCCGCTGGAAATTCAGCCATGTCAGCAGGTCCAATCACCGTTGCAAGCGGTCAGTCAGTTACTCTAGGTTCTGGCGCTCGTTGGGTTGTGATTTAATAGAAATGGCTATAAAATGAAAAGATATAGGAGCAGAACGTGACCACAGCATATACCTCACTGTTGGGACTTGCACTGCCCGTAACAGGTGAACTGTCGGGTACATGGGGCGATGTCGTTAATACCTCCATCACCAACCTTTTAGATTCAGCAATTGCTGGAACTACCACCATATCTTCTGACGCAGATGTAACATTAACTACTACTAATGGCGTTTCTAATACATCTAGGGAAGCCATTCTCCTGTGGACAGCCAGCGGGACAGTCACTAGAACCATCACAGCGCCAGCCCAGTCTAAGGTCTACATTGTTATTAACAAGACAGGTAGCACCCAGTCCATCAAACTGGTAGGAGCAGGTCCAACAACTGGCGTAACTATCTTAGCCAATGAGTTGGCAATATGCGCTTGGAACGGGGTTGACTTTGTAAAGATTGCCAATCAATACGGCATCTCTAACGTCACCACCCTCAACGCTTCGGCAGACTCTATCTTCTCTTCTACTGGTGCTTTGACCATTAGTAAGGGTACGACAGGACAACAACCCGTTTCTTCTGTTACGGGTATGTTGCGTTACAACACCACAAGCAATGAGTTTGAGGGCTATAGTGGGTCATCGCCAGCATGGAAGTCAGTGGGCGGGTCAGCAATCAGCAATGACACCTCAACGTCTTC